TGAATGATGTTGCCGGTGTGGCGTCTAATAGGTCATTAAAAAAAATCTCAAACCTAAATGTGTCGCCCTTTTGGCTGTATGCCAAGATGTTGGCAGATGCGTCAGTGAGAACAGCCCCGATGTATCGCTTATAGTCATAGTTCGTTGGCATCGTGGGCGAACTAAACGACGTACTAAATAAAGCATCAACAACGCCTGTATCGCTACGCTTAATTAACCAGATGGCATACCAAGTGCTCGTTGTGACTGATCCCGTGTCGAGTCCACCAGCTGCTGTGCCTACGCTCCATGAGGCGTCTATCTGCTTGGTGATGGCAGATGAAAGCACAAGCACAGATGCATTGGTCGAGTCCGTCGCCGCACCTGTGGTGATGTCAATGTCATGGCTGGCATCTGTGCCATTGCTGGTGTGCAATCCACGGATCGAATCGATGGTCAGGTCGGAGATGTCACTGAAGTTGTCGTTCAGGATTACACCAGCCGCACCCGATGGCGTGCCGTCGTAGATGTCAAGATAGTTGTAAGCTATTGATGCCATTCTCTGCTCCTGGTATCGCTACCTGTTATAGGCATGTTTCTCGGTTAGCATTTCCTTGAGGTCGCGGCCTTTTAATCCGTTAAGGATGCCAACAAAACCAAGGTGTTCTTCTATCTCTTCGAGTAAGAAAGAAGCACCCCAGTTGTTGTTGTATGTGTATTTAGGCACTATTTATCCCTCCCCTTATCTTTGGGAAACCCCAAAGGACAAGTTGGTAGTAGACGACAAAGTCTTCCCTCGGATCTCCTTGATCCCGGTAGGACTCGACTTCAAATAGACTCGCCCGCCTGGGGGAATCTGGAGGAAGTCACCCGAGTTGTGTAGATTGGGGCAGTAGATCTGGGCTGCGATAGTCTCAGAGATGGCGACTTCAAGATAGACCTCAGAAGCTCCCGCAGCAAGAACAAAAAATGGTGCGACGTCTGACGTAGTGGTCAGTGCCGCTACCCCTGCTGATGTATCAGCCATGGGATTTCTCCTAATATTAGGATTGTGTACGAAAAAAGCCCGCCTAGTAATCTAGACAGGCTTTCATTTTAGCACTGCGCGGCGGGGATGCTACAGGTGTTTAGGGCTTAATCCTCCGGGTGATCTGCTAAGGAGCGGGCTTTCACTTTGGCTCGGTATCGGGCGTTGGCTAACTTCTTCGAGGCTTTACGTTCAGGTGTTTGCTGGTAGGCTTCATTCCAGGTTTGCCCCTTCTCTGAGGCAAGGTACTTCTCTTTGCTGATCTTCTGGGAAGCCTTAGCCTCTGCGGTATTCCTGAATACGTGTTGGCAGTGAGAGCAACGAAGGGCATAGCCATCTTTGGTAGCTGCATTACGGGTGAATTGTCCAATGGGCAATTTAAACTTACAGTCTCCACACACCTTACTTGTAGGAGCGGGGGTTGTCAAACGAACCTCTTCTCGCTTTAACTTCCGGGCCTCTTCCTGGGCTTTAGCTCGCGGGGAGGCTTTACGCCGTTTCTGTTCAACGCTGGTACATTCCTTGCACTTCTTCTCCTTCCCATACTTGGCTTTCTTGTTGTTGGGGAATCCTGCCAAGGGTTTGGAAACCTCACAGGTATTACAGGTGAGGGTCTCTGGGAGGAAGCTGGAGTCCTCTACGACAACTGTCACAACTTCTCTAGTCGCGGGACGTCCAATCGGCGGGAGAGGTCCATCCGCAAACTTACGAAGGATCTCCTGCTTACGTTCCAGCCTGTGGAACTCATCGGAGTACAGATAGTTATAGAGGTCTTTGGCTCGCTGCTTCCCTAGAGAGTAGGAGACCCGTTTGCACCCATCCGCATTTCCCAGCTTGGGAATAGGGAATCCTAAATCCTTCTCAAGTCGGGCTGCTACCTTCTCTAGGAAGGGAACTGATTGACTATAGAAGGCAAGCTCCAAACTCCGGGCTTTCTTTGGATTCACATTGACACTTCCGTCTCCATCCATAACCCCTCGGACGAATGCGGCGTGGTTGGTGATACTCTCTGGGTAGATTTCATTCCCGGTCTTGCGTTGCTCTATCCCATGCTCGGCCAGAAGGTGCATCTCTTTGGTGCAGGCTTTTCCTACTCGTACTCGCTTCCGGTTTACTTTTGGCTTGCGGGTGCGAGCCTCAATAAACTCCGCGAAAGCGTGGACAGTCTCTATGTCAACCTCGGCCAATTCCAGGTGGAGGGAAAAACAAGTCTTAGCAGGGTCTGTGGTTTGGATGTAACCATCGCACATTAGGAACCCCAACCAGTAATCCTGCTCAGGGGAGGTCGTAGGGTTGGGGAATTTCTCAGCGATCCAGACGTTTGCAGCAACCATTCGTAGCTCCTTGGGTGTATAAAAAAAGATGCGATACCCAAAGGATACCGCATCTCTTATTTAAAGTCAAGGAGATTCTAAAGAATCTTAGCCCGTATAATCCGAGCCGGACATGGCGACATTGTCAGCCATTACCACAAGATCTCCATTTTCTACTTGGAAGTCTACCCTGAAATGAATAGTTGCCTCCCACATGTCTTGGCGTGGCTTACGATCCCACTCGATAGTAATATCGCGTTGGATGAAGTACACCAAGTTCTGGGTTGGCGTTAGCCATATCTGCGAACCATCTACGGCACCCGAGGTGCCCCAAGATAGATCTTCAGGCATCAAAGGTACTTCGAGCATTGGAATGCCCCAAGGACCAGCTTGACGACGAGACTTCAGGTTGTTGAAACCCATAGCCGAATCACCCATTCCGGTTTCGCGATCACTTACGTCGAGCGACCACTTGTCAGCAGGTCCGCTGGGACAAATCCAAATGTAATTTGGAAGAGCCGAACGATACCGGCTAGGCACCTGTCGCTTCATATCGTAATAGAGACGCTTCGATGGAGCAGCTCCACCAGCATCAATAACCTGCGCACTTGGAACGATAGTTTCCAGAATCTTCTGGAAGCCGTTGTTCACGCCGTAGAGGTTGTTCTCTGCGGTCTGAGCATCGCCGGTTGGAAGACTGTCATCCGAACTAATCGCAGCCAACTCGACGTTGTTTGAGATCTGCTTGGTGAACATCGAGAGAAGGCGATCACGAATGCCACCCTTTTCGATATTGTCTTCGGTGAAATCGGTTTTCAGATCGAAGGCCGAACGATACTTTTCAGTATCATAGGTCATAATACGTTCTGAAGGAGTATGCGTAGACGCTTGGTACGTCGTGTGCGCACCTTCGGTCACGATACCGCCGAGGTCCAATTTGTTGACTTCGCCCTTTTGGTGGTCGATTCGCACAACGCGAACTTCCTTCATAAGGACAGACTCGTCAACGACTAGATCGATAAAACGATCTGCCTGTTGGCGAGACAAGACGGAGTTTGGCAGCGAGTTGCTGTCAACTACCGACTTCTGCATCAGTTGCTGTAGAGGCAACCGAATTGAGGCTTCTAAGGACATGTTAATGTCTCCGAATAGTAAAAGAGTTGGTTACGAAACTGTGGTATCGACTACGTCTTAGCCTTGAGGAGGATCAACGAAGGTAAACAAGCTACCCATGCAATCGTTTGGATCATCACTAACAGCCTTCTCGACGCTTTCCTTCTGCTCTACGACTTCGTCGCGGGTAGCTTCGGGAGTAGCAATGGAACTTCCCATCGCATCGACACTTTTTGCGATCTCTAGCAGTTGACCCGCCAACGATTCGCTTGCAGCTTGCTGGTTAGCAAGACCTTGGGCAATGTTGCCCACGAGATCACCAAGAGCTGGTGCTGACTTTTCCACATTCAGTTTCGTATCCGTATTCGGTTCCGTTTCCTCACCGGCTGGCTTGACTTCTTCAGCAGGCGTCATCTTTTCAACGATGGCGGTTAGGGCAGTGCCCATCGACGTCATGTTGGTATTGAGCGCTTCAAAGGTGGGAGCCAACTGTGCGGCGACTTGCGTGCCTAGAGCTGTACCCAACTGAGAGAGTTGATCGGCAGACTTGGCAACTTCTTCTTTGCCCTTGTCCTTGCCGTCCTTCTCTTTGCCCTTCTCCTCGCCACCGTCCTTCTCGAACTGTGGGGGAACTTTCTTTTCGACTTCTTCTTTTTGAACTTCTTCTTCGGGGGTCGTAGCCGACCCGGTTGCTTCCTTAGCCATGCTAGGATCTCCGAGGGATTTGGCTACGCCGATAACTTCAGCGACTAGCCTACTGATGGTTGAAGGTTCTTCTTCGAGAAGTACCTTTGACTGCTGGACGTCTTCCTCAACAAGAGGAGGAGCCATCCACATGAATGACTTGCCCATTTGAATTCGTACAGTCTTTTCTACATCAAAATCGTCGGCAGGCTGCTGGTTCGCATAATACGAACTTTGGTCCTGCCCCGTCAGAGTGGACGAGAGATCATGTTCCGTTAGATAAGCTTTCGCCACATCTTCTGTTGGAAAGCTACTCTTAGGTAACTGAACATTCAGAAGCTGTACATCCTGGATGCCCATTTCTCCCGTCTCCTGAAATTCACCATCCACATTCTTACCGACTACGAAGGTCGATTGATTGTGATTCGGCTTCGAGACTACGCTGATCTCATAGAGATCAATGTTTGAAAAACGTCGCCGTGATCGACCATTAGGTCCGATCTCTATATTAACGACGACCATTCCCTGCCAAGAGAGTCCACCTAGTTCGCGTTTTGCGATCATCGAGATAATCTCGGGGATCTCAATCTCAGCAGTAATAAACAACCCCTCGGTTCCAACTCCCAGATCGGGAACAGACGCCTTGGGGTAAGTGTTGATTTCTTTTTTGGTCTTCATGTCAACGATAGACCAAAGTGTTTTGTCTTTGTGCTTCTTAATCACAGCGGCATTAGCCGAAGTGACGGCACCGGCTGGAACCTGATTCCCCATGTGGTCGTTCCAGAACTTGTGGTTCATCAACAACGTGGGAGCAGCCAGGAAGGTGTCTAGGTTAAACTCGTTGGGATCGACAATATCAGTCGTGCGATCCATCGAATGGATGGAGGCAAAGCCTTTAATAACCGCTGACTCTAACGCCTCACCGTCGCCCTCACCTTCGACACGAAAATCGAAGGGGCTTGTAAAGTGTAGAAGTTCACGTATTGGAGATAATGGCATAAAGTTTTCCTAGTTCCTTCGATTTTAAATCAGCCAAACCGGGATGCAAGAGCTAAATACCCAAAGGTTTGGGATTGAAACCTCCAAACATCGGTACAGGACCCCCTTGCCAGGACTCCAAAAGGATGCTGGGGTCTGCTAGATCTGGCTCCAGGGTACACCTGCAGTTGCTTACGACTACTCCTTCTGCTACCATGTAACCAACATCAGTCTGGAGGTCATAGACATGTCCCGTAAAGTTGAAATTCCTAATCTCGACAATCTCATCGAACAACATCTCGCCGGGAAATCTTTGCTGCAAATCAGCAAGGAAACTGGCATAGTCCGCATCACTCTTATGCGAAGGTTTAAGAAACGGGGTATCCAGCCCCGTGGACGATCCGAAGCCGAACTTATCAAGTGGTCCCAGATGTCGCCCACCCAAAGAGCTAATCAAACTAGGGCTGCTCAGGAGGCTCGTCGAGGTATGACGGACACCTTCGAGACTAAGATCAAAAGAGCTACCACTAATGCCCAAAACTGGCACAGAATCTACTCCTATGAGATGGACATTTCCCTTCGTCTTTCCGAAGCTGGGATCAACTACTGCCCTCAATATCCTATCGGACCCTACAATCTCGACTTCGCCATCGAAGAACCCCGCATCGCCATCGAAGTCATGGGGACTTACCCTTCGATTAAGACTCTGGAACTCCAAGCTAAACGCCTCGAATATCTTTTCAATCTCAACTGGTGCGTTATCTTTCTTGTCGCCGTTAGAAGAGGTCCCGACTACGTCTTCAACACTTCCAATGTGTGCGAAGATCTTCTGACCTTTCTGAAGACTAGAAGCTCGGACCCTTCCATCTTTGGAAAATACAAAGTGATTTGGGGTGACGGTAACCCGCCTGCCAGAAAGAGTTTTGATTTCAATGGCTTGCCCTTCATACCATGATCGGGTAGCTGCCTCCACTCGGGCTGATACTTTGTTGCCGGGGAGGATACAGTTTACTTCCTCACCTGGATGTATTGCGCCATTGGGGAATTCATCCCCTAGCTTGACCGGTCCATGTGCTTCATTCGTTGAGTGTTCGGGTCGAACGCGATGATCCCCTACAGTGATCCAAGACATGTACTGCACCCCAGATCTTAGGTAGGTGTCGTACATCGCCTGCTCATACATAGAGTGCATCTCTGTTCTAGCGATCTGTTTAGCTTTCCAGACAGGCATACCTCCTGTAGCAAAGAGAGCTTTCTCCACGTCGCGGACAGACCCTCCTCCTAAGATGATGACGTCCTTTATAAGCTTCCTGGCTTCTTTGATAGTGGCTACAGAAGTTCGGGCTCCAACAACGAGAGTGCGATTCTCCAGTTGAAAGATAACCTCTGGGTCTGTGAGCCCAGCTGTTATTTCTACGGGAGGTGGAGAGCTTGCTACAGCAGCCCCACCTCCAGACGGTGGAGGAGCGGTTGAGCCTGCTCCTGCGGATGGGACTATGCCCACGCTGGCTAAGGCTGATCGGAAGAAGGATGCTACCCCACTCTCCTCGTCGTCCGCTGCTCTTCGGATGTTCTCCTTCTTCGCCACATAATAGGAGAGCTTCGCAGGGAACCCCATCTGTAGGTTAGCTGTACGGATACCATCGTTGTAGATCAAGACAGAGTGGTTAAAGAGTAATGTTTCAAGTTGGCGGCGGTATTTGGATTCCTTTGCTAAGGCTTCCATTCCATCCAGCAAATCCAACAGAAAAAGATCTGATGCCTCTCTCCGTTGTTGGGGAGTTAAACCTCGTGTGTGGATAGTCCGGTTAAACCTCTCCAGCGTCTGGTACACACCAAAGCTTTGGATCTGTTGGAGGACTTCCTTCAACCAGCTCTCAAGGATCTTTCGGATCTTACGTTCCAAAGCCTTTTCCACATTTAAGCGGAAAGGACTTTGGACTTCTGTTATCGCTATGGATCTAGCGCTTCGCGACATTTGAATTCTTACGGGTTGCTGCTCCCGCTTGGGTAGCATCGGTTTGCTTGTTCTTACCCGGATCTTTTCCTGGAGTCACGCCCGAGGTTCTCTCCCCCGCTTTCGGCTTGTTACCATTCACCCCTGGCTGACCTGGACCCCCTTGTCCAACTTGGGCTGCACGAGTTGCCATGTCAACTTTGCTCTTCACCTCCTGCTGCAGCTTGAGATTCTCAATCTCATTCTCCATCTCTTCCGTCTCCGGACCACTCATGGTGGTGAGTTCATCTACGAAGTAGATCTGGTTTCCGATGATGATGAAGGCTCGGTCCCCGCCTGGAAGTGGGTCCCCTAGTCCTGCTTTCTTTCGGACTTCGTTGAGAGTCAAAGCTCCGGTTTGGAGCCACGCGATAAGGACGTTCTTCTCAATCTCCATATCCCGGATGTCGAGCGGGGAGAATTCGAGTCGGACCTGGGTGAGACCTAAGCCCTTACGAATGAGCTTGTTGAGTTTACGTTCCCAATACTTCTGATTCGGTGTGACGATTCGATCTTTGTAAATCTCAGCCTGGGATAGACCTTTTCCGGAACCAAGTTCACTGTTCTCAGAAACACCAAGGACAGCAGCAGGAATGCCATGGGCAGTACGAATCGACGCAGCATTATTCTTCTTGGTCTCTTGGAAACCGCCTTCGTTGTTGTCTGCATCAAGTTTCTCGAAGCGTACCTTCACCTCTCCACGCATAGCAGGAATTGGAATGATCAGAGTCTTGTGTGCTTTACCTTTCACACCGGTTGAGAAATAAGCCTTGATCAACTTCTTCACACCTTCCGAAAGGCGTCCACCTTCAATTACCACTGCGTAACGGGGTACGCAGTTATGTTCAAAGAACTGTAGGAGGTAATCCCGGATGTGTATGTTCGCCAACAACCATCCGAGAGAAGGGAGTACGTCGGTAACTCCGTAGTAGATGGTGTTATTGTGGTGCCGTGGAACCCAGAGGATCTCGTTGGCGGCGCGTGTTGGATCAGTGGTTGGCTCACCAGTAGCTCTATCGATGTAGTTCCATACACAATTTGCAGGGGAAAGCTCTCCGTCAAGTTCTGGGTCATAAGGGAGGTTCTTCATGGTAATAGGATCAACCCGTTTCTTGGATAGCACCTTGCTGCCAAAGGGTTGGTAGTACATGTATTTGCCCGAGGTAACTCGGGAGCCATCGGAGCGGTCGTTGGAAACGATCTCCACGAAACCTTGCCATGCTTTAAGGGCTCGCATGCGGAGCGCAGGAGCGTGAGCCACTCGGGCTACCTTCATGTTAACAGAGCGGATGACTTCAATTGCTGCCCACCCGATGGATTCATAATCCATGGCGGCTCGCTCCAGGACGCCTTCCATTCCGATCATGTCGTTGGCATCCCGCAGGAAGTCATTGACGATCTGCGTCTCCTCATCGATAGTCTTCTGCTCGACGATCTTCTTTCGTGCAGGTCCTTTGAAGGGATTCTTCAGGACGCTCTTCAGTGTGTCGGCTACTGACTTCGAGATGGTAGCAATGCCACCCCCATTGTTAGCGGATTTGATGTTTCCAATACCACTGGCTGCTTGAAGATTTTCCATGCCGGGAACGCCTGGACCTTCGCCTGCCGGAGTAGCACCTAAGCCTTGTAGTGCGATTGCGTCGGGTCCCACGGGAACCCCAAACATGATGTCCTGCTGCTCTTTGCCTGGAACGGGACGTCCATCCTTATCACGAATGTCGTCGTCCGATTCGGTTGCGGGAGTCTTAACTCCATCCCGATCTGTCTTCTCTTTGTCGCCTGCCTCTTTCGGACGAACCGTGGAGGTTGGTACGACGTTGAATGCACGTCCAACTGCGTCGATAGACTTTGCTCGGCAGCATCGATAATGCGTTTCGTCTGCCTCTAGAAAAGCCATCATCAACTCAGGCGGGTAAGGAGTCTCGATGATGTCAACTTTGGAGATGTCGGCAGTAAACTTGCTGCCGCCTAGCTCGCTCTGTTGCTGGGTTGTTCCGCGAGTAGTTCGCTGGATAAGAGCCTTCTCTTCTGTCTTTGCTTGATTCTCAGTTTTGATCGAATGGGCTTGGAGAGATGGGAGAGATTTTCGGCACATGCGAGAAAGAACATCAGAGGCGTACTCCAGCTCGTCACCCTCTTCATTTTCGGTGATGAATGCTTCGGTGATCTCAGGCTCGGAGAGGTCTGCGTCAGGATCAAAGGCGAGAGCTTGCATTGCCTCATAAAGTTCACCCTTCGTTAGAACGTCTACTTCATCCTCAGTTATACCCTCAAGACCTTTACGGATGTTGGCGTATTCCTCAATCTCCTGCTCTGTCATCAGAGCGGGGTCGAAGACACCTTCGGCTGCAGCCTTTTTGCGAAGCTTCTTTTCTTCGGCTGTCCAGTTTCCGTCTTCTGAGGCTTGTTTCTCCACACGCTCTTTGAGCGCACCGCAGATGCGATGGGCAGCACCTTCGCTCTTGCCCTTGTTTTGTTGATCGACAATACATGCTTCAAAGTCCTGGTACGGTCCTAGTGGCACGGTGCCCACCTTTCCCCGTTTTTAATCCGGGATATAGTTGATTGGTTTACGTTATATAAATTAGCTAATGCGGGCTGATTGCTAGAGGAGGTGCGGATCTCTCGAACCTGCTCTAAAGTAAGCTTAGTCTTTCCAGGGGCATCTTCTCCGTAACCCCTAGTTCCATGTCGGAACTTGTCCTGCTCGTTAGCTGCACTTGTATCCCAACGAAGATTTTCAAGATTATTGTTTCTAAAATCACCATCATAATGACAACATTCTGCACCAGAAGGTCTAGGTCCTACAAAAGCCTCTAAGACTAAGGTATGGATCATTTTGGCATACTGTTTTCGATCTCTTCGGAGAGAAGTATATAGAGCTTTCTTATTAACACAAAGCTTTCGTATCCTCTGTGTCTTAACTGTCTTTAATTGGCCTTCATCACTCACTTGATAAAGACCTTCAAAACCGACTACATCTCTCCACTCTGGCATAGTAATTATCCAATATCAATGTCACCGATGATGGAGTCTCCCATCACTTCGGCTGCTAGAAAATCGTAAACGTCGGCGTGGCGTTGGTGATCGGTACACTTTGTCCATTCATACTTAGGATTTCCGCGAGCGTCCTCAGTGATTTGTCTCACTGGGCCACACATCTCGTCAACCATCTGCCCACTCAAGATTGCCTTGAAGTTGTGGGGAAGAATTACCTTCTGCCTTCGGATACACCCGTAGGTCCTATCCAAAGCTTCCGTCCTGTCGATGTTAATCACGTAGTCGCTAGTGTTGAACTTGCGTCCTCGCTCACCACCTTCTGCTCCATACCTGCAGAGCCAAACTTGGCAGTCTGCATTATCCTGGAAATCCAAGGACAGCATAAGCTCTGGACCTGCATCAATTACAGCTACCTCCACGTTGTATCTTTCGATAAGCTCGTGGACCTCATCCATTCTATGGGCTGAGATCTTCCCGGAGTAGACCAGTTTCCTAACACCTCGGGCTCCCGGCTGCGAGATTCGCACGTCGCAGGTTTGCCCAACATCGATCCCCATTGAGCAGGGTTCATACGATTCGTCCTCTGGAATATATGCACAGTTTGGACGAATAAGGAATTCATGGTCATCCTTTACACAACGCTCCAGCATAGCTTCTGTAACCTTATTCCCTGCTGCGTCGAAAGGGAGTCCTAGGTAGGAGTTGTAGAAAAGCTTCAACACCCCTGGATCGTTGAGGGCTTCTCGAAACTTCTCCCACATCTCAGCGATAGCATTGATTGGGCTGCACATCATGGAGATGTGGAAGCCGTCAATGTCTGATTCGGGATTCTGGGCTACCCACTTACCATCGTTGGAGCCTCGCTCTAGAACACCCCCGCAGCCTTCCTTTGGACACATGCAATGGACGTCCCTGCGAATTCCAGGTTTCCATTCCTTGTCTCGAAGGATGTAGTCTACAATGTTCCCAGACTTATCTAAGACCTCCTCGACAATGGTGTCAAACCAGTCCAGCTCTGCGAACTCCCCGCACTTTGTGCAAGGAATATACCACTCTTTCTGGTTCGACTTTAAAAAGAAGGCGTGGATGCCTTCCCCTTTGATAGAAGGGTTGGCAAGATAACGCTTGAACTGGTAGTCCGATGCGCGGAGCCTATCCAATGCCATCTCGACGTTCTTCTTATCACACTGGTCAACTTCCTCCACGTAGAGGATGTCACCTGGGAATTCTGTAAAGTCGGCAGGGACATTAGAGCCCACGTACTTTACGGTTCCCTTTCCAAAGTCTTTCAGTTGAATAGAATCGAAAAAACCATTGCCGATGATCTTCTTGTACTCTCGGACTTCGTTTACCCGTTTGTTAATTCGGTTCTGCACATAGGCATTACGCATATCAAATTTGGGTAGCACGAAAAAGACATTGAGTCCATTGAAGGCAGCGGCAAAGTGGTCGATGATTAACCATTCAGACTTATAAGACTGAACTGAACCCATGACGATAATGACTGCGGCTGCCGAGTCATATAACGCATGGATGTGCGGACAGTTGTCCAGGGTCATTCTCTCCCCACGAGTATTTGTGTGGTGATCCTGGACAAAACGCAACCTATCGTTGCGGATCGCTTCCAGCTTGTTGATTTGCTTCAACGCGCGGAGCGAGAGATTCTTGAACTGGTCGTCATAATCTTCCTTTACCATTAGGTGACTGACCTCCGACTTCCGTATTGCTTCATAATGTCGGCAACGAGCATCTCCTTGTCCACAACCTTGAGGGGACCTTCGTCTTCGTCGTGTTTTCCGGACTTCTCTCCTATTGTCTGGTGAATACCTTTCACGTCGGTGGGGAGAATACCTGTGGTGATGCCCAGCTCGATTGACATCTTCCTCGCCTTGAGGGCGACATCCATCATGGCTTTAAGGTTCTTGACCTTGTCTCCATCAGGGTTTCGAGCAACAACCTTACCGGTCTTGTGGTCGTAGCTGTAGCCTTCTGCCGTGAGCTGCTCGATCTCGTAGAGAGCCGTTCTCTCTATATTCTCCAGCGAGAGAAAATGCCCTGCGAGAAGATCAACTACGGTTTCGCCTTCGAGTTCGTCCCGAAAGCGTTGTCGATGCTTTTTCTGCCAGACCTGGATGGTCCTTGTAGAGACGTTGAAGACCTTGGCGATGCGTTCGAGGCCAACCCCCTGCATCTTCCACTCCCAGGCTTTCTGATGCTTCTCCTCTTCGGGAAGCGTCTGCTGGGTGTGCTTATAATCCTCCTCCGGCGTAGTTGGTGGGGGTGGGAAAGCACTCAGGTCTTTCAGCATGTCGGTAAGTGATGTCATAGATTCCTCCGAGAGTTATTTTAAACTGCTGATCTCGGAAATCAATATCATTCAGAGAAGACTCCAGTACAGGAGTAGGCCGCTTGGAAGGCTGGCATCTGATCTTGGAGCTTGTTGCTGAAGTACCAGCCTCGAATGTCGTTAAACATCGGGATGGTATACCTCTTATAAATCCGGTCGTGGGTTTCGTTGTAGACGGGGAGCCCTACAAGTTCTCGCCAATAAGGATCGAAGGTCTTAGAAAAGTTCAGCTTCCTCTTTGACTTATAACCATCATAAAGGCAGAGCATGTCTACAAAGCCCTCCCCACTTCCTGTGAAAGGTGCCTTATGTTCGTTAGCAAGGCGTATACACTCCGCTCCCGGATGAGTTTGGGCATCTACTGCACAATAAGGGAACCAGCCATCCTGCAGGCGTCCTAGGGACTTCTCCTCCTCCACAGCTTTAGCATCCTCGTAGAAACCTGGGATGAAGAAGTAGGGGACTCCTGCTCCTGAGTCCCCGTCTCGGTCTGCTAACTCAAGGAGCCAGTCATAGTTGGTACGTCCCACTCCAAAATCCCAAATGTCGTAGGACCCATAGGAGTGTCGCTTCCACCTCTCTTTGATCTCCATGATCTTAGGGTCCACTCGGGATTCATCTAAGGGTAGATCGGAGGTGATAAGCCTACCCACTGCCCAAGGCTCGCGAGACTTCCTAGCTTTGGTGAGTGCCTTAATTAGAGGCTGGATAGATTCAAAGGTGTTATCATGCTCAAACCGATAGAAGGCTAGGAGCGAGGTGACGTCTCGGGCTGCATCCTGCCAAAGGAAAGACCAGAGCCTCTTCTCAAATAAGAGGGGCTCCAGGCACCAAGCGACCCTAGCAAAATGCTCTGCTCGATGCGAGTCGCGGCGAGCGCACTTCACAAAGGCAGAGGCTGCTAGGTCGTAGACGTCGTCCCCTAGCTCCAAGCGTTGGTCTTCGGTGTAAGGTCTCATCAAAGCTTGATCAACTTCTTTGATTCAGGGGTAAGAATTCCTGGCTTCTTTGCGGCTTCTTCACGGTCTTCTGCTTGTTGCTCTAAAGCTTCTGCTGTGAGCTTCAAATGCTTCTCCAACTTCTCCGGAAAGTTTACTAAAAACTCCGAAGGCAGAATGTCCATGAAGGCTTGCAGGGTCGCACTATTAACAGCATTTATGGTCTCTTGCTGTGTAAGGTACGTCTTGATCTCGACCAGGATCTGCGCAAAACCTTGGGCCTCTACCGCGTTTCCCTTCCCTGTGTCTAAGACAGGGATCTTAATGTTGGAGTGGGACGTAGCAATCAGAGTGTGGATTCGTTGCCGAATCAACTCGATCTTCTTTTCCAGCTCTTGGATCTCAGACTCCAAAGCTTCTTCGGTAATCTCGTCTGCATCTGGGATCTTGTTCATTTTGGTTCCTGTCTTAAAAACCCTACCTCCCTTTTTAAGGGGAGGTAAGATCGGCTGCGGAGAGCCTTGTCGGATCAAAGTGTTTTAGAAAAACCACAGACCACCGTAAAGTTCTCATCATCCTCTCATTTCAAGTCACTTGGTGATACTGTACGAAGGTATCAAAGGTAGGTGTCTCAAAAAATAATAAAAACAAGTTAAGTGGTGGTCTGCGGTTGTGAGTGGTGAGGGGTTGCCGAAAGGACGCCCACATAAAACGTCCTCTCGGCCCCTAAGAAACACAGCACATAGTTTACTAAGTCAAGCGTTCTTGTCAACTTTGCCGCTGTTGATTGCGTCGTAAACTTCTAGCCGGTGAACAGGGATGTCTTTGGGTGCTTCAATCCCCAGTCGTACTTTATCTCCACGAATGTCTACAACGGTAATGGAGATGTTATCTCCGATCATAACTTTTTGGTCGCGGAAGCGGGACAGTACAAGCATAACGGAACTCCTTTCTTTGAGTAAAGGCAGTCTAGTCCGTTGGGTGAAAACTTGCAAATGGGGAAGAGGTTTTCTTGACTTTATTCTTACAAGGTTTCGCCTATTATCCGGAGAGTTAGTTGGCGTAAAGAAACTTGCGGGGGATAACAACCGACTTGTTTATTCTCTGCATGATTTTAACAGAGGAGACGCTGTAGATAGAAGACTCAGCAGGGGCGGGGTAAAGAAGAACCCAGCGGGGAGGTACATGTCTCATACGTGCGGGGTAGTCTTCCCATTTAGGCCAACCCCTATGTAGTACAGCGTCGGAGATCTTTAAGTCACCCCATCCTTGGGTCTTGCGTTTAGCTAGGTGCTTATCAAACATCTTCTACAACCTGGAAGAGATACCAACCTCGTTTGCCTACCCCTTCCTCCTCGCGGAAGAGCTGCTTCACAGGAAGACAAATATAACCCTTCCACCCGCCGGATGAAAGAGAGGAGTTGCAAACCTCCCACCGCTCTAAGTAAGTCTGCCTCCTTAACACTCGTGGCACCTCCAGGTATACCAACCTCTGGGGTAGGGCGTGTATAGTCTTTTGACGGGGGAGGTTAAGAGCAAGAGACCGTCCTCCTTCAGGCTGTCTACGCTGGGCAAAGCCCCGACAGTACACGTATCTAGCATAGTAGCGAGCAGGTTCAATCTGCTCAATTAAAAACTCGCGGCCTCTAGACATTAAACTCTCCTCCTACACACACCACACAAGTCAAGAAA